TAAAACTTTTCAAAATAATCATGAAATACTTTGTTTGCTTTTCTAGCACCGAAATGAGTATCGGTTAATAAAGCAATCTTCATGTCATGGGGTGAAATAATAAATCAGGAAAATAATAATTGAACATGATAAGAATAACAGATGTAATAGTTAACCAGATAGTTGCGATAACTGGTGCAGAACGAAACCATTTCGTATAAAATATTTTAAATAATGATTTCATGAATAAAGTTTAGTTTGTATATTTTCCTTGATTGAATTATAATCAGAAGAACTATAAAGATCTCCATCACCAGACATTACTTCTTCAAAACCAGATCTTTCTATAAGTTTACCTCTTATGTCCATTTGTCGTTTTTCTTTTTGTATTCGACGAAGAAAAGCATAATGAATTATTTGAGTGAAATAAGCAAAAGGATTAGAGGATTTTTCTGGATTAAAGTTCTTAATGTACTGAACACAGTTTTCAATACCATCAGAAATCATATCTTCTCGAAACATATAGTTTACAAAATTTGGTTTGTAAGATAAATGATTTGCTATTTTAAGAAAACACTCTCCAATGTAACGAGGTATCACAGGTCTTGGTTCTCCTGCATCCTCCGCCCTCTGACACTGAGCACGATAGTTGATTAATGCTTCAAGAAATTGTTTATTGTTAACATAGTGTTCAGACTTACGTTTTCCTCTGGCCATTTCATTAGTTCCCTCTTTTTACTATGTATCTATTATACCATTTTTTTAGGTACTTGACAACTTATTGAATATGGTGTATAATAACTCTGTAAGGGTTCAAAGGTTAATTAGCTAGCTTTATACAGTTTCTCTAAGAATACTCTAGCATCAGATACAGATGATAAGAATCCCATGTTCTGATTGATATCAGTTCTGTTTGTGATTCTATCTTTTTCCTTTAGATACTTATTATACACTTTAATTAAGTGTTTGTCATGTACTTCAGTCATTGTAATAACTTTGTCCATATTCATAACCACTGTGGGGTCGTCCGTAATTTTCAACCACGGGTTGATTCTCACGGCACTTACACCAATTTGACGGATTGTTATATTTTCAAAGATGACAGGACAATCTAACATCAGTATCGTTTTATCTTCCTCTTCACATGGACAGACTTTAGCGAAGATCTCCTCTCCCGAAACTAATTTTAATACTGCGTAAAATTCTTCTTTATCCATTGTTCCTTAAATTGATTTGTATAATTTCATAATTAAATTTTTCTTCATTGTAAATTTTAATTCTTTCAACTAGATGATTAAGTGTGTAGTTTTTACGAGATTTGTAAGAAATGTCATCTGCGATATCATATAGAACTGCTTTTGATTTCTTATCTCCTTTTCTTAAGACTCTGCCAATAGATTGTAAATTTCGTATTCGAGACTTAGAGGGAGAAGCAAAAATGACGTTATGTAGATTTTTAATATTAATTCCTGTGGAGAAGGTTCCATAAGATGCTACGATGATTGCGTTTGACTCATTCTCTGTGATTGTTCTGACTTTTTCTCTTTCTTGTGCTTCAACTCCACCATGAACATAAAATACCTTTCGACCATTGTCTACGGAATTATTTATAGAATCGAATAATATCTCTCCATGTGTAGCAACCCGACTAAAGAGAACAAGAGTATTACCTTTAAGATCAATTGCAAGGTTTCTTATGAATCTATTTCTTTTTGGATGACCTATAATATACTGCAATTCATCCTCATAGGTTTCAAACTTTTGATCATTGTGTTTTAATATTAATACTCGAATCTGTAATTTAGAAAGATGACCTTTATCAATTAATTCTTTTGTTTGAGTAACTTTGTATGATGGACCAAACAATCCCTCTAAGACCCATTTATGAGTCTGTGATCCATCTAATGTACCTGTGAACCCATAACGATACTTGGCATCATTCATCTTTGTCATGATGCTTACAAGAGACTTAGACTTAAAAAGATGTGCCTCATCACCAATCGCAACTTCAAAGTCCTGAAAGAAAGGTTTTTTTAATTTGTATATTGATTGCCACGTTGTAATTGTAACAGGATTCTCATTTGTTTTTTCTCTACCTGAGTATATTCGATGACAATATCTTTTTGCATTCCACCCATAATCTTTAAAGTCCTTATACATTTGTTCAACTAACGATGTGGTAGGAACTACAAGAAGAACCTTTTTATTTTTTTCTGCAAAGTATCTTACAACAGAATAAATCATAAGTGATTTACCTGATGCAGTTGGTGATATTAATAGTTTACGATTATATCTTAATGCGTCGTATACAGCATCTACTTGATAATCTCTAGGTTTGTACTTTGATATCTTTGTCATATACTCTCGTACACCCTCACGAGAGATCATTTCATTCTCTTCAAAGGGTGAACCATAGAATTCATTATCTTCAAATTCTAAGGAGTACTCTGATTTTTTCGCCCATGATGCGATCTTATCTACAAGACCAACATACACCTCACCAGTGGCAGGAGAGAATAATCTTATCTTACCATCCCAATACTTATTACGATATTGAGGCATGAATTTTGCACCTGGAACATCAAATGTAAAAAGATCTGATAGTTCTTGACAGATTGCTGGTTCTGCTTTTACGGTGATGTAGACTTCATTTTTCTTTTTAATAATGATATCAGTCATATCCTCTGATGAATTTCTGCCACTCAATTGCATTTTTAATCTGATAGGTACGATTGTTGATCGTCTTCAAGATACTATCTAGAAAATTAATCATTACTTGATAGTATTCAATCTTAGAAGAAATTTTGATTAAGTCTGGATCTGCATCCATATACTTATCTATGTCCTGTCTCAGGACTTTATAATCAAATGGTTTGTCGATATAAATCTCTGGATCTGCTTTACCTGTGTAATACTGCCACTTTTCTTTTTTTGCTATTTTAAATTTAGTCTCCTCCATTTTTTTCAGGAGAATCATTTTGTTTAAAATCTGATAATACTTGGCATGTAATGTTGGAATTCTTGTTGACTCACCGTGTAGGTTATCGTCGTCTATTTGTGAGTCTTCTTTCCATAATGTTTGAATTTCATCAATATCCATAAATTAAGTAGTAACTTCTATATCATATATAGAATACTTAAAGGTCGCTTCGGCCATGACATATTTGATATCTTCCTGTGCTGCATCAAAGTTGATTCCAGATAAACCTACAGGAAATGTATCTCTAAAATTGACTTTTGCAATAACATTAAAGTTGCTATTATAAACTAAAAGAGTTGCATCAGAATACTCATTGTATGGTGATCTTCCATTTGTATCTTGTATATACTTATCATCATCTTTGAGTGATGAAAATTCTGCAAGTGAATCTGGAAAACCTAATCCTCTCATCCAATTATGAACTTCAAGATAATTCTCTAGATTCTCATCTACAAAAAATCGAAGAGTAAAATCATCATATGTTAACTTATCACCAGGAACTGGAATATCTCTTAGGTAGGTATTTTGTTGAGCAAAACCTAAATTAATTCCAGGTATTGATGCGGAGTTTGAAAAGAAATCTGCTTTTGGAACTTTAGTTACAATAAACTTAAACCCAACAGGAGATAAGTAGTTCCTATTAGATAATTGTGTTATCTTCCAATTCTCAACCGACTCAGGCATTATTCTCCTCCACCTCCACCATTCCCACCGCCATTCCCGCCACCATTAGAGCCACCGCCATTGGAATGACCACCATTGCCATTCCCATTACTTCCTCCATTACCATTCTTTGAATTGTCATCGTCATTGCTCCTATCGCTACGTAAATAACCACCGTAACCTACACGATATCCACGAGGAATCTTTTTGCATTTTTCATCCTCATGGCAGTAGTATTCTCCATCTGGACATTTTTTACCTTCATCAATGAAATTTTTAAATGATTTCATCACTATCCCTTTTTAAGTATTTAGACAAAGAAAAGGAGTTCTTAAATAATTAATCCTCAAAAAATCTTTCAAGAGTTACAATACCATCATTTTCAAATACCTTAACTATTTTACTACACCAAGGACAATCGGCAAGTTTTTGATCATGATATACATGAGGATTCTCTATTTTAGTAACATCATACAACCATTCAAATCCTTCTTCAGAAGAATTTACATAATATTTTTTAAAATCTGTAAGTGATTCATTCCATGTTCTTTGTGCTTTGGCATTTTCTGGATACCAAATCTCAAATGTATTTGCAATTTTAATTGTTTCAACTACAGTTTCAAGAGACACATTATAATCAATTGGATAGTTTTTAAGATACTCAGATAAACTATTGTTATACTTAGTACGAATTATATCACCTGTTCCTACATTGATTCTTACCAGTCTACCATATATTTGAACAGGGATATGTGTACGAATTTCTTGAGGATCACGAATACGACATATTACATTAACTGCAAGATTAGGAACATTTATGCCAGAACTTCCTCTTCTAATTGCTAATAAAAAACGAAGAGGATCGCTAGGATCTTTCATTCTATCAAATAACTCTTGTGAAGTTAATTTTTTTTCACCTTCTTTATTTCCTTCTAGATCCCAAACAGTACATCCACCACTATTGCCATCTACCATAGTTGCAATCATTTTAGTACTAGGATCAAATCCAAGAGATAAAAGATATTCAGCAATGATTTCTTTGACACCAATGTCACCCAGCCAAGGATGTTTTTTATCAGGATGATTAGGCTTTGCTTGAATAGGACATCCCCATGCACCTCTTGTATCGCCACAAATATAAAAACCAGTTAATTTTGGATTTATATTAGGATCTTCCTCTGATAATTCTTCTAATTTTTCTTCTTTTGCAAAAAGTAAACTAATACTATCCTGAACAGAATTTACAATATCTCTTGCTCCCTGATACCTTTCTAAGGAATATTGATGAGTATTATTCAACCACTTTTGGTATGGAAGGATATTTTCTAAAGGCACTAGATCGTTAACAGTCTCAAATTGTTCACTTAATCTCTTGTCTTTTTGTGTCTGATGTACTGTAGGAGTTGCTGTAAATCCAATTACACGAGAATTGATATTTTTCCATCCTTCAATTTTTTGCCAAGTTTCTGCTGTGTAAGGTGAACTATACCCTGTAGTAACTTTATATGGAATAGATCCAGCATCGGCACAACCAATAAACTGATGTGCTTCTTCTATACACAATACTGAATTTGATGCATATTTAAGTAAATTGGTAAAATTATGAACAAAAAAACTATGGGTGATGGAAACACACATGATTCCATTACCAAAACTTGCATTTAATGCTAAAATATCTGGAGTTGGTTCTAAACAACTGGTAAAAACATAATCAGTAGAATCATTTAAATTGTGAACTGTATCAAATGTTCCATCTCTTGCTACTTCTAATGTTGGTGATAATCTAAAAATAAATTTAAGATCTGGAAATGCCTTTTTAAGAATCATTGGCATTTTTGTACCTTGAAAGTATGATTTTCCTCCACCTGTCTGAAGAGTAAAAATCTTTACTTTATCGTTTGTAAATTTATTACTACTTACTACTTCTTTAAATTTCTTAGCGAATTGTTCATACGGAGTATCTACACGCAACAATTCAGACATTGATAATGTCATAGTATTACCTCTAATTAACGTTAGTTTAAATTAGTTTTAAGGGAAGATTCCCACCTACCAGTTTCCTGAATAGGCAATTATATTTATAAAAACAAAAAAAAGAGACCCGAAAGGGTCTCTTGTATAAAAGGAATTATATCCTTTCTTCTTACATGAGGTTAAGAACCTTAACTCTCTGGTAA